TTGCTGTTGCTACCTGGGTAACTGTAGTTGGTGTTTCAGTCATTAATGTAGTTGCTGTTGATAATACTGTTGCAGTTGCGGCTTCAACTACTGGAGTTGCTGCTGTGACGGCAGCTTGTGCAACAGATACTTCTGGAGTTGTTGTTGTTGCAGTTACTGGTATTGCTGCAACGGCTGTGGTTACAGCAGTTACTGCGGTAGTAACGTCTTGCGTTACCGCTGTTGCTGTTGCAACCACGGGTGCTGTATTAGCAACTTCTGCAACTGCCGCTACTGCTGTTGTGACTGCGGTAGTTGCTGCTGCTACGGCTGTGTTAGATGCTGTTACTGCCTGTACTGCTGTTGCCATTACAGAAGTGGCTGTCTCTGATGCTGCTACAGCTTGCGCTACTTCTGTTGTTGCGGTGGCAAGTGCTGTGTTAACTGCTTGTTGTGCAGGGCTTACTACAACCTGCTCTGATGGCGTTGGTGGCTCATTAGCATTAGCAAAGTTAGGGCTAAAAAGGAAAAGCCAGCCGATTATAAAAAGGCTGGTTAAAAAATACTTTAACTTTCTAGTCAACTAGGTATCTCCTAAGTAAAACAATATTTTTGCTTACTTAGCAATTATAGCAGAATGTTAATTAAAACTACTTAATGTTATCTGTTTTATAAAAACCACTACCATTAAACTTTATGCCAAATGGGGTGTAGTTCCTGTGTAATTTTTGACCACAGCTTGGGCATAAGTAGCTTGGCTCTACTGAAGAAATTGATCTTTCTTTAGACACAATTTTTTCTGGTGAACACTCACATTTGTATTCATATACTGGCATTATTTACCGCTTTTCTTCCTCGCCTTTGCCAAAGCATCAAAATCTTTGACTTTAGTTTCTCCCATATATCCCCACGCATGTCCGTCAGCAATCATCTTTTCATTTAAAGATACTGTTGCGCCATCTAAAAATACCCAACCTAAAATTCTTCCATACTTTTCAGAACTATCCATCTTTTCTGTTTTGATTACAACAGCTTTAGCAGATTCAATTTGATGCTTTAAATATGCTTTTGCTTCAAGACCTAGTACCTTTTCCATCTTATCTGCTGTTCTGCTTTCTGGAGTATCTATTCCAGCCAAACGAACTCTTGAACTAAATGAGATATCAAATCCGAGATCAATTTCTACATCTATTGTGTCACCGTCCACAACTTTACTAACTTTTTTTACATAATACTCAAACATGACTCCCCTTAATATTGATGAGCAGTTTATAGACATGCTCAGGTCCATCCTACGGGTAGCGACCCGTCGTCTGCGACTCCCCAGTGACGGGGTGCAGATTTATATTATACTATTTCTTTCTTCCTCTTACGTGAAGATGGAGCAAAGACCTTCTCTTCTGGTGTAAAAGAATCAAGAATTTCAAATGTTTTTGGTCTTGCTTCTTCTGGAACCAACTTAACAATAAGAACACGAAGGACGCCATTTTCCATGACAACTCCTGCTACGTTCATATATTCAGATAAAGAGAATGCTCGTGTAAATGCTCTTGCACCAATTCCCTTATGAATATATTTGTTTTCATCTTCCTCTGAAGAACCTTTAATTGTTAAAACATTCTTTTCTTGTTCAATAGAAATGTCTTCTTTCTTGAATCCAGCCAAAGCTAGTTCAATCATATAGGTGTCTTCACTAACCTCAACCAAATTATAGGGTGGGTAGTTTGTTGAATTATGCATTACCTTTTCGAGATCTTGAAAATGGCGATCCCAACCAATAAAAAATGGATCCTTAAAAAGATCCAATGTATATGCGTTAACCATGTTATTCCTCCTTCAAGCGAATAAATTAATTTAGTGGCCTCCTATTGGACAGCCAATCTTATTATACCATTTTTTCTTTTGAGCGGATGATGAGAATCGAACTCACCCCTTCTGCTTGGAAGGCAGAGGCACTACCAATATGCAACATCCGCATGGTCTCCCCGACACGATTCGAACGTGCATTGATCCGTTATGCGCCTAATGGGTAGAAACCATTGCCAATACGGGGAGATACATTTAAAACTGTGAATATTTTAAAAGGCTTTTAATTTTTTCTGTACTATCTCCTAGCAATCCTAAAGCTGTATTGCACTGATTACATAAGATTCCTCTAACACATTTTCCACAAGAAAATGATCCTGAGCAGCATAGGTGATCATGATCTATGTTCGTAGCTTTTCTATCTTTGCATGAGTGACACTTACCATCATAAATTTCATAAAGATTATTGTATTCTTCTTCAGATAGCTTATGCCTTTTCCAGTTCGTCCTATTTTTAGCAGACTTTAGTTTTGCTTCGCTTAATAACTTTTCTGGATTTTTTTTATAATAATCACTCATATAAATAGAGTGACATCCTTTACAATAACTTCTTCTGCCGTCCTTGTACCTACTTGCTTTTGCAAATAGGTCAAGGGGCTTTGTAACTCCACATTTTACACACATCTTTATCATAGCTCAATTGTAACAAACATTGAGCTAGAGGTCAATATGTTTAAAAGATCTTTTTCTTTTTATCTTCCATCTTTTTGGTATCAGACTCTGATGCATATAAAGCTCTCATCTGTGCTTCAGCTGCGGTTCTGCCAGAGTGACATCCAACAAGTTCTCCAGTATCTTCTTTTACTACAGCGTATCCGCTGCATCCTGCTGCATTCTGTTTAATTTGCCAAGGCATTTTATTCTCCTAATTGTTTGGTATATCTGGATTATTCATTTCAATAATTCCAAAGTCTTTTGATACTTTTTTTCCTTCTTCAGTTAATTCAAATACAACATTTAAATCTTCATCGTATGTTATATTAACTAAACCCATTTCATACAGCTTCATCATAGATTGATCTAAATGCTCTGCATGTGCTTCCCACAAATCTGGTGCAACATCTTTAGCAATATCGGTAATTCCAAAGATAAACTCTCCGTCTTCTGATATGCCAGCCACCTCTATAGCACCAATTTGTATATAGTAGTCTAACATTTCTCCGTCATCAGGATTTAAATCTTTCATAGTTACCTTTCTTGTACACCAGGTAGGACTTGAACCTACGATAGCCGAATTATGAGTTCGGGGCCTTGACCAACTTGGCTACTGGTGCCAAGTGTTTATTGTAACGTACCGTCTTCATTTTTGTCAATAGTTGTTTCTACTAGCTGTTGTACATAGTCAGAGAAATGTTTCCTTATGTTTCCAGAAGGTCTTGATCCAAGAACTTTCCATAACCGTTTATATTCTATCACATTTGCAAATGTCGTAGGGCATAACAAAACTTCGTTATACTCTTTTAATACTGTGGGCAAAGGGACATGTTTTCCACAGCATTTACATTCTTTAGCTTTTTCTTGGTATATGCTCATAGTAACGTCATTCTTTCTATTTCGCTTGCCAAACTGTCTGGCATTCTAGGGGGTCTAATCATATTTGTAACAATCTCATCTTCTTGGGGTTTACCAAAATCTTGCTCGTATGACATTGATTCGTATGTATGAATATTTACTTCTTCATTATTTGAAAACTTTGTTCTGCTTATTGCATTAAATACAGAGCCACATACAGCATCCGCTAAATCTTTAGATCCTTTTCTAGGGTGATCTACTCTGTCTCTCATTATCTTTAACTGTAGTAATTCATCAACAAGTAGGGGTATTGCTGGTCCCCTTAGTCTTTCTTCCGCCACAACCATTGCCATGTCATCATAATGTTTCTTGGCAACAGATAGAATTTCTGTATTTACTCCATATTGTTTTAGCTGCTGCATCATGTCGTGAGAGTTCCATCGGTCAAACGTGCACACCTTTATATTAAATCCTCTGGATCTAAGGGAAAGAATATAATCTTTTACTTCAGTAAAGTCAACAGATTTATCTTTTGTCGGTGTCCAATATCTTACTGCATCAACTTCAATGATAGGTGCTGCTTGAGAGTACGTATCTGTTACCTTTACGTTAACCCATTTTTGCACATGAGACATAGCTACGGCACAGTGGTCATGCTTTTGTGCAAGGTCTACGTGAAGAAAATAAACCTTGTCTGGGTCTGGAACAAACCATTCTTCAAGTCTTCCGAACCGATCTACTGCCTGTGCTCCAACATTAAATGCTTTCTCAACCTTTTCCCTTGATTTAAAAAATGCATCAATTGCTTCTGGTGGCATGCATGCAAACCTAGATAGAGCGTCTGTTGGATTTGTATAGAATGATGTTTTGAAGTCATCAATTGTTCTTACTGGGTTAATTTCCCAGGTTGGTCTCTTAAGTGCATATACTTTAGGAATCTTATATGAAACTATATGATCTTCTTCCCACTGAATTTCAAATTCATTACCTTCTGTTCCGTCTGGCAAATCCTCGTACATCTTAAACTTATGTTCACGAATAATAGTTTCTTTTTCGGCAACCACCGCATCGTACCTTTGTTGAATATAATCGTTCTTATATCTTGGGAATGAAAGAAGAATTACCTTGCCAAAGTCTGGAAAACGTGAGTCAACTGAGGCTCTATACATGTCATAAATTGCACTACCTGTTTTGGCTTGCTCATGTCCCGTAGTATTTTCAATACTAAATCCTGAAATTTCGTCTAGAATAACTACAATAACGTTATATCCTTCCCATGCCTCACGTTCTGAGTGACCAGAGTGAACTGTTATAGCCTTATCAAATTGAACTTCAGATGCCTTTGCATTGTATTTTCCAACAAACCAAGGTGACTTATCAATTCTTGTTTTAAATCCTTTGAAGAAAACATTGTTTGCTTGCTGAGAGTTAATAGCAATGTTAATAATATCAATGCTATCTCCAGGAGGTTTCCCATAATATGTGGCTGGATCTTTTAGGCATAGCAATAGATATACTATATATGCTACCGCAATTGTTGAGCAGTAGTCTTTCCCAGAACCTTTGCCTAGCTGAGCAACAACTTCATTTGCTGTCTGCTTAGATCTTATTCTTCCTTCTTCTTCCCCAAAAAGTTTAATAAGGGTTGCTTCTTTATAAATTTGAGAACTTTTTTCAATTAGGGTGTACTGAAATTCAGACAATAGTGGCAAGCCTAAATACTCTGGGCTGTTCACAAATGTTCTTAGATCGACAGGCTTTTCGTCAAATTCTTCTCCGTCAAGTATGTCAATTAAATCTGAAAAATCAAACGACATCAGCATCCTCAATAACAACAGCCTCAACAATTCCAGTAATTTGTGAAAGCCTTTTAGCAACATTCATTTTACAATTTGGGCATCCAGAAGTAACTTCTTTTAATATCTTTACGAGGATATCTTGCTTGCGCTCTGTGTCTGCAATTTGTCCAGCAAGCTCAGCGTTATCTAGTAGCCCTACCTGCTGCAGCATTCCAATTCTTTTTGTTTCAATGTCTGATATAAGCTTTAGCGCATTGGCCTTAACATTTAGTTGACCAGATTGATCTGCGTCCTCTACGGTCTTCCAGGCCTCTTTGATGAGCATTGCGTAGTGTTGGTCTGCCCCAGAGATTGCTTCTTTTGCACGTTCTCTTGAGGAGGTGTCGTTGTGTACAACAGATTTCCACTCGTCAATAAGCTCAACAACCTCTGCACGTTTAAATCCAGTAAGGCTTGCTATTGTTGTGGGATTGTTACCCTTAAGGAGTTCTTCAACTACCTTATTCATGCGATCATAATGATCTGCTAATTCAATTTCCATATAGTATTATTATACTTCTAGTCGACTGAAATAGCAAGTTTCTTAGCAATTTTAAGTAAGATTAAATAACCAATCATGTCGTCAATATCATTATCTCCTGCAAAACCTGAACCATTTTTGATTCTATTGATCTTATCATCAATACGGATTTTAATTTGCTCTTGATTGTCCGCCTGAGAAAATATGCGAATTGGACTCAATGCTGAGTCTCCATATGAAATGTTTTTATTAATTAGCATCTCTGCAATATCAAGACATTCTCTAATAATTTTATGTCCTGATGGAGCATCTGTTGCAATTAATTGTAAATCTGTTACCCATGCCTGATAACTATCTTTATTTGGATAATCGGTGTCCGCCATTTTTTCTCCCTATTGTATTTGTGATTCATATACAGTATCTATCGATACTGGACTTTTAAAATGCGGAGGCAATGTGTATACATTAAATGCACCTTCGTTACCACCTCTAAAAATAAACCAATCAGTAGGCCTGCTAATTCCGTGATCTTCAACATGCTTAATTAGCTTCTTGGCTCCTTCTTTAGAAACCACATAGCAAAGCGTAGACCAGTCTTGATATCCCTTTGATACATAATAACTAATTTCGTGGGTCTTGTCAAACCTATCATATTGATTAGGGTGTACAAATATACTTAATACATCATAGTTTGAAGGAACATTGTCCATAGCCATATTATACTTTTCAATAAAATTATTTTCAATTAACACATCATCCTCAAAAATAAGTATGTTGTCTAGACTGCTTTGTACCAAGAATTTCCAAGCTAAATAGTGGCTTCCAAAATTTCCAATCTCACCATTTTTAAATCCTGGCCATGCCAATTTAAAGTTTGGGTTTTCTTTAAAAAACTTTAATTTATTTTCTTCTTCTCTTGCATCAATACAATCTATCTCAAGTTTATTAGACATTAAAACTTCATCTACACGATCTCTATTCGATCTTCTAGTCTCATCTATATGAATTATATGATAATTTATTTCTCTGTTATCTATAATTTTAAAGTCTGGCCCATAAAATGATTCTACTGTTATAGATTTATCCTGAGCCATTCTTTTATATATGTCCTGCTCTAGCTTAATTGCTCTATCTAAATTGATTCCATTGGTGGTACAGAAAGAACGAAAGTTTTCAAATACAACATTTGTTTCATGGGTAGCCTGACCGTGGTCATAGCTGCTACCTTTTGCATGATTAACTATGTGCTGCTTGTCTCTTACAACTAACTTATTATTCATTACTGCAAGTGCTGACCAAACTATATCTATGCCCCAGCCAGAAATCATATTCTCAAGTTTTGTATTTTCATAAAGGTGGTCAAAATACTCAAGCATCTGTAGGACTATATCTTTATGAAGATAGTACATTATTCCATTTGTATTGGTTGAAATTAAAAGATTTTTATCATCTGGAAAACTTCCTAAACTGGTTGATGTTTCACACCATGGGTCATACGTAAAATGAGGTGCGTATACATGGATATTCTTATATCTTGATAGGACTTGATTTGCTCTATTTAGCTGTGCTGCCCAGTTATTATAACTAAC